GACAAGGCTCTTGAGGACCACATGGATCGGCTCTGCAAAGGCGAACCAAAGCAGTTCCGATCACATGAGGAAACTCAAGCCCTAGATGCACTACGCGAGTGGACCCGAAAGATCGCAGCAGGATTCAAGGAAATAGAATCCAAGCGGGGAAGAGACACAGCACCCCAATACTCTGGCATCGTGAGCACATCTGCTTCAATAGAATCCGGAAGACGGGAAGGAGGTGCCTGGAGGTACATTACGACGGAGTATCGTAAAACCTACACGGCACCCTGGACTGACACAAGACAGCCCCTCCCAATCGATCCCGTCCGGATTCTGTCTATGTGCGAGGCGAGACTGATCCACAGCCGCCCTGTGCCTATGGACCCAGCCGAGCAAAAGAGAGCCCGGGCGGGTCGCGAAGCATTCCTCCTCCTTCAGAGACTCGGGGCCCTACAACTCGGACCGCCGGAAACGAAACCGACGGAACGGATGGGCTGGCAACCCGAGGAACGGTCAGAACTGGGGAAACTCGCAGAGGAGACCCCAGCCGCCGAAGCGGTGGCCATTCCTGAAAGAGGATACAAATGGCGGGTGGCATCAAAATCGCCCGCAACACTAATCACGATGCTGCAGCCTTGCAACGCGGTTCTCCTCCGGCTCTTGAAGGTATTAGGAGCGACTAAGGAGCCTCTAAAAGGAAATTTCTCATTGAAATACCTCAATAGTCGCCTCGCGAGAGAGCCCGAAATGGACAAAGCCAGACGCCTTGTATCGGCGGACTTTGTAACTGCCAGTGACTACATTCCCCACGAGGTGGCGAAAGCAGTCTGGCAGGGACTAGTCCACGGTCTAGAATGGGATGGGACACCATTCCAACGGATAGGCGACTGGTCCATCGGGCCAACGCGAATCTCCAACAAGAGCAAGAACCGCGAGAAACTTTCAGTGCGAGGGGTGCTAATGGGAACCCCGCTGGCCTGGCCTATTCTGTCTCTTCTGAACTTGTTCTGCAGCCAGTACCAAGCCCCTGACCCATCTTGCCAATCAGCAAGCATCCTCGGAGACGACCTTATCGCCCTCTGGACGGATGACATGGCCCGGAGATATAGACACAACGTTGAGTTGCTCGGCCTCAAAGTGAACGAAAAGAAACACTTTGAATCGAAGACTCGCGGGGTATTCGCAGAGCGGATGATTACCCGACGAGTAGCCGTGTTCACAACAAAACGTTGGCATAAAGAAATGGTCGAAGTCCCTGGCGACACAGATTTGGCGGCACCTGACTACTGGGACGAATTCCCAGCTCCATATGACGCAACCCAGCCGATCCTATCATGGGATCTTTGGGGACGTCACATTTATGCTGCCAACATCTACGCTTACGCGATGACGCCAAAGAGCAAACGACCTCTCCAGGCAATACCCCGACCAGAGGAGCAGACGCGACGGAGGGAGGAGATCGTATCGAAGGTGACACGATGGCGGAGGAGACCTCAGCTGGCCTCTTACGAGGCGCCTAAACTGAGCACCTTGCTTGCAAGAAACAGAGATCAAAGAAACTGGCAAGGGTTAACCGAAGCGGTCAACCCAATCCTGCAGAATCCGGAAACCCCAATCCAGATCAGAAGAAACGCAGAGCGGATCTTCCTCAAAGGAAAGGGACGGATTCTCAGGAAAGCCGGACTACCACTCTTCTGGCCGAAGGCCTTCGGAGGGCTCGGAATGATCTCCGCAACTCGCAAGCAAAACGCTCCCAAATTCTACAGGAGGTTCGCCACCGCCATCATGCACCAACTGACCTTGTCCGGTAGCGCAACGACTGCCGTGAAGGCCTCGAAAAAGATCAGTCACATCTGGGACACCAATGCAGTGTCGCCAGAAGTGAAAAACGCTTTGGCCCGCGCAGAGCGGGCCGTCGAAGCCAAGACCAACCTCGACAGTCGAGGTGGAGTCGCTATCGGACTTGTCAAAAATCTCCTCACGCAACGCATGGTCGTCAAAGCCGCGATGAATGAAGATCGGCGCGGCACATGCAGACCAAAGAGGCCTGAGGGTATAGGGAGGAGGGTTCGCCTATTAGTTGCCTCTGCCCGCTGCGAGCCTCGGCCGAAGGATTTTACTCCTGGTTATGTGCCGCTTGCTAGAGAACATCTAGGGATCGCCCTGGCGCTCGTAAAGAACGAGCGCGGTACAGTGGACGCCAAAGATGCTAGTGAACTTCTTAACGCGAACAGCCCCGAATGTGCGGGAATCGTGATGAAGGGTTCCAGATACAAACCTCAGCTCCTAAAGCCGAGGGAAGTAAAGCCATCGGACTTCCACTCCACCCCGAAAGGACTCGATCCTGAGACAAAGGGCAAGATCAACGCAGCCTTCGCAGAACTGCGAGATCCGTCCTCTCCCACTGAAGGAGAAGGCCCAGACATCCAAGGGACACCCGGACCTCCACGCAAAGGTTCAGTCCCAGGACAAAACAACTACCCACGAGGTAGTTCCTCCGGCACAACTTAATGCGC